TCGGGCTCCGCCCCGCAGCCATCTTCGTCGACGGCGGCGGCATCGGTGGCGGCGTGGTCGACCAGCTTCGAGCGCTCGGCTATCCCGTGATTGAGGTTGGGTTCGGCAACAAGCCCACGGACGGCGAGAAGTATCGCTTCAAGTCGGACGAAATGTGGGGTCGTATGCGCGACGCGCTTGCCGGCCGCCTGTGCCTTCCCAAGCCGGCGGGTGCCGGATCGGAAGGCGCCGACCTCAAGGATCAGTTGACGCAGCGCCTCTTCGGCTACACGAAGTCCGGCCAGAAAATCCACCTGGAGACCAAAGACGAACTCAAGAAGCGCGGCCTGTCGAGCCCCGACTTGGGCGACGCCTTGGCCCTCACGTTCGCGCAAGAGGTAGCCCCGCTCAACGTCTCGGGGGCCGGTGCTCGCGCGAAGGTCCTCAACGATTATAACCCGCTTGACGGGGTGTAGCTTTCCTAGTACTTTGGTTCGGCTTTAGAGAAGGAGATTGCAATGAGCTTTGGTGGTCCCCCGATGAAGGCGCTCGTAGCGCCCCCGCCGCCGCCCGCTCCTCCCCCGCCTCCGACCGAGGTGGACCCGGAGGTGAAGAAGGCCCGTGCGTCGAACCGCCAAGCCGCAGCCCTCGCTGGCGGTCGCGGCGCCAACATCTTGACGACTTCGCAGGGCCTCACCGAAACCAGCACGGCGGGCAAGGGGCTCCTGGGGGTCTAAATGGAAGTCGACAAGAACTCCAAGAAGTACCTGTTCTCGACGATCGAAGAGATGCGGCGCGAGCGGCAGAGCTTCATCGACCACTGGAAGGAACTGTCGCGCTACATCAACCCGCGTCGCGGGCGCTTCCTCACGACCGACCGCAACAAGGGCGACAAGGTCATGCAGGAGATTTTGAACTCCGCTGGCGGCCAAGCCCACAAGGTCTGCGCGAACGGCATGGTGTCCGGCATCATGTCGCCGTCGCGCCCCTGGTTCGATCTCGGCCTCGACGATGAAGACTTGATGGAATACCAGCCGGTGAAAATCTGGCTGGCCCAGACCGGCGAGCAAACCAATCGCGTGTTCAACCAGTCGAACTTCTATAACATGGTCCCCGTCATGTTTGGCGAGTTGGCCCAGTTCGGCACCGGCTGCATGCTGCATGAGGACGACTTCGAGAACGTCGCGCGTTTCTATACGCAGACCGTCGGCAGCTACATGATCGCGCAGGACAGCGACTATCGCGTCAACAAGTTTGCGCGCGAGTTCGAGATGACCGTGTCGCAGCTTGTCGGCAAGTTCGGCCTCGCAAACGTGTCCACCCAGGTCAAGCGCCTGTACGATACGGGCAGCTATGAGACCTGGATACCCGTCTACCATTTGATCGAGCCGAACCCCAGCTACGCCCCAGCGAAGGCCGGCGCGCAGTTCAAGAAGTTCCGGTCGATCTATTTCGAAGTCGACTCCCGCAAAGACAATAGCGAGATGCAGTTCTTGCGTCGCTCCGGCTACAAGCAGTTCCCCGCTTACGTCCCGCGCTGGGCCGTGACCGGGGAAGACATCTACGGCACCGACTGCCCCGGCATGACGGCGCTTGGCGACATCAAGATGCTCCAAGTCCAGGAGCGCGAGATGGCGAAGGCGATCGCGAAACAGAACACGCCGCCCCTCCAGGGTCCGGCCAGCCTCGCCAACAAGCAGATCGACAACCTGCCGGGCGGCTCGACGCTGTTCGACGCGGACGCCAACAATACGCTCAAGGCGATCTACGAGGTCCGCCCGCAAGTGCAGGCGATGGCCGCCGACATTCAGCGTACCGAGCGCCGCATCGGCCAAGCGTTCTTCACCGACATCTTCAACGCCATCTCGACCATGGAAGGCATTCAGCCTCGCAACCAGCTTGAGATTACGGCGCGCAACCAGGAGCGGCTGCTACAGCTTGGGCCGGTACTCGAACGGTCGCAGGGCGAGTTCCTTACGCCCGCCGTGGATCGCGTCTTCGATCAGTTGGTCGAGGCTTCGACCGACGCACGCGGCAACTGGCTCGACCGCTCGGCTCTGCCTCCGCCGCCGCCCGAGTTGCAAGGGCGACAGGTCCGCCCGCGCTACATCTCCTCCATCGCCATCGCCCAGCGTGCGGCCGGCTCCGGCCCGCTGGAGCGCTTGCTGACCTTTGCCGGCGGCCTGCTCCAGGCTGGTATTGTGCGCGACATGAACAAAATCGACGGCGATCAAGCGATCGACGAATACGCTCGTCAGGTCGGCGCACCTCCAAAAGTCGTCGTGCCCGACGACCAAGTCTCCGAAGCGCGCAAAGCTGCCCAGCAGCAGCAACAGCTTGCCCAGAACGCCGAGGTTGCGGCGACGGGCGCCAAGGCGTTCAAGGACGTGGCCCAGGGGCAAGCCGTCCAGGGATCACGTAATACCCAATGAGCGAAGCTTTCGACCCTTTTGCCGACGACAGCGAGCGCACCGAAGAGGTCAGAGCCGAACGGACCTCGCGTGTCGGCATTTACGAGCTTTCTTTGCAGAGCGTCATGCAAACTGCGGAGGGTCGCGAGGTTCTGTTTCATATCCTGCATGAACACGGGAAAATGAACGCTACTTCGTTCCAGGGAGAAAATCCCTTGACGGCGTCATTCCAAGCGGGTAAAAGAGAAGTTGCATTGGCCTTGTGGGAAGAGATGCGTAAGGTCGATTTCGGGCTTACGCATCTGATGGAAGTCGAAGCACGAGATAGGGCGAGAGCCCGGAAGGAGCGCAAGTAATGGCTATCGAAGACATGCTGGCAGCGGGTGCTGCGCCTGACCCGAAGGCAATCGAAGCGGCTGCCGCGCCGGCTGCCGATCCGTCGGCCACGGTCGACCCGAAAACTGCGGAGACGAAAGCGGCCGACCCGAAAGCTGCGGAGACGAAAGCGGCCGACCCGAAAGCTGCGGAGACGAAAGCGGCCGACCCGAAAGCTGCGGACCCGAAAACGCCCGAAGGTGCGCCGGAGAAATACGCGGACTTCACGCTGCCCGAGGGCCTGACGCTCGACCCCAAGGACGTTGCGGGGTTCCATGAAGTTGCCAAGGGCCTCAATCTGACCCAGGAGCAGGCCCAGGCACTCGTCGATTTCCAGGCGAAGCACGAGTTGGAAAAGGTCAAGGGCGTCGAAACGTTCTGGGCCAAACAAGCGGCCGACTGGGCGCAGGCAGCCAAGGACCACCCCGAGTTCGGGGGCGACAAGTTCAACGAGAGCGTCAAGCTCGCGAACCAAGCCATCGACAAGTTCGGGTCCAAAGAGCTTCGGGAAGACCTCGGCAAGTACGGGTTCCAAAACAACCCGCACCTGTTCGTGTTCCTCGCGAAGGTCGCGCAATCCACGAAAGACGACAAGCTCGTTACGGGTGGGTCTCCGGGCGAAAGCAGCAAACGCGCTGCCGACGTTCTGTTTCCCTCCATGGTGGGCTTGAAGTAATCCCCACAACCCGCAAAGGAGAAAAGGCCAATGCCCGCTCTTAACGCCAACTTCCCCACCCTGCTCGACCTCGCGAAGCGCACCGACCCCGATGGCGGCATCGCGAAGGTCATCGAAATCCTCGACAACGTCAACGAGTTCGTCGCCTTCATGCCGTTCGTTGAAGGCAACCTCCCGACCGGCCACCTGACCACCGTCCGCACCGGCCTGCCCGGCGTGGCCTGGACGGGCGTCAACGAGGGTGTCACCCCGACCAAGTCGACCACGGTGCAGGTGACGGAAAGCACCGGCATCCTGGAAGCCTACGGCGAAGTCGACGACAAGCTCGTCAAGATCGCCAAGGACAAGTCGGCGTTCCGCCTCTCGGAAGAAAAGCCGCAGATCGAAAGCTTCGCGCAGGAAATCGCTCGCGCTCTGATCTACGAAAACTCGGTCATCAACCCGAAGCGCTTCACCGGCTTGGCTCCTCGCTTCAACAGCCGATCGACGGCGGTCGCGGCTTGCGCCGAGAACGTCATTCACGGCGGCGGCGCGGGCACGGACAACACCTCGATCTGGCTGCTCGTGGCCGGCGAGAACACGGTCCACGGCCTCGTGCCGCAGGGTCACACGGCCGGGCTCGAAGTCACGGACAAGGGCAAGACCACGAAGGAAACGACCGGCGGCGTTGCCGGCTCGCTCTCCGAAGTGTGGCGCACCCACTACATCCAGCACGCCGGCCTCGTGGTCCGCGACTGGCGCTACGTCGTCCGCATCGCGAACATCGACAAGTCGCTCCTGACGCCCGATGCCGCAACCGGCGCCAACCTTCCCCGTCTGATCTATCAGGCGTTGAACTTGGTTCCGAACCTGTCTTCGGGTCAGCCGCTTCTCTTGATGTCGCGCAACACGCGCACGATCCTCGGCCAACAGGTCGCCGAAGGCACCAAGAGTTCCTCGCTGACGGTCGACGACGTTGGTGGTCGCATGGTCACGAAGTTCCAAGGCGTGCCGATCGCGCGCACGGACGCCCTGGCCGCCGACGAAGCGCTGGTCCCGTAATCTGGGTGGGCGGGCTTCGGCCCGCCTTTCCCTGCAACTCAATTCAAGGAGAAAAACTATGATCCTCGACAGCTTGCTCACTCTCGCCAACAGCACGGCCCTGTCGACTGCCGCCACCGGCCTTCAGTTGGTCGGCGACCAGATCGACCTCGGCACGGCCGCTCGCGACCTCGGCGCAGGCCGCCCCGTCTACCTCGTGGTCGACGTGAACACGGCCTTCACCTCGGGCGGCACCACGGATGTCGACTTCCTTGTCGTGTCGGACAGCGCGGCGGCCATCGCCACCAACGGCACGGCTACCGTACACGTCCGCAGCCCGGCGATCCCGAAAGCGACGCTCGTGGCGGGCTACCGCTACGTGTTCGAGTTGCCGCAGGGCAACCCGGCTTACGAGCGCTACCTTGGCATCCTCGCCAACGTCGCGACCACGGCACTGACGGCGGGCGCCATCTCGGCGTACATCACGTTCGACGCGCCCGACAGCTTCCGCACCTACGCGGACGCGGTGAACTAAGCCTACCGAGGGGCTGGCCCAGGCTAGCCCCTCCCCCTCTTCCAAGGAGAAAAGAACATGGCGAAGGTGCTACTCCAAAATGCTTGGTACTCCCCTCGGGGGACGTACTACCCGGCCTCGCGCGTCGAGCCGGTCGAAATCCCCGACGACCTCGTGAAGTTCATTCCGAGTTCGGCCCAGGTCTACGACGCAGGCAAGAAGGTCGTGCCGGCTTCGGCCGTTCCGATGATGAACGTCCCCGTCAAAGGCTTGCGCCTTGTGACCGAAGCCGATCGCGAAGACCCGAAGCCGCAAGTCGTGGACCCCAACGCCGTCAGCTTGCCGCCCGAAGCCCAGGCTTCGGTGGATGCGGTCAACGCCTTGGCCGAAGCCCACGCAGCGGCCGAAGTCCCCTCTGCCGTTACCTCGGGCAAACCGAAGCTCAAGAAGTAAGGAGCCCCCGTGGCTAACCTTTCGAACCTCGACATCGCCAACCTCGGCCTATCCCACTTGGGCGAGGATGGCGGTGTCGAAGACTTCAACGAGAAGTCGACCCCGGCTCGCCAAGCGAAGCTGTGGTACAATCCCTGCCGTCGCGAGACGCTGGAAAAGTTCGATTGGTCGTTTGCGCGCAAGCGTCAAGCTCTGGCCCTGCACGGCGAGGCTCCTCCCGAAGGCGTCTGGAACTTCCGCTACCAATATCCTGTCGACGCTATTGCGCCTCGGTACATTGTGAACCCGGCCGGGACGCAGGCGGACCCCGTACCGTTCATGGTGGAGATAGCGCCCGCCAACGGCACGCGGTCGATCCTGACCGACATCCAGGACGCGATCTTGGTCTACACGTTCGACTGCGAAGACGCCTCGGCGTTTTCGCCCTCCTTTGCGACTGCGCTGTCCTACTGCCTCGCGTGGCGCATGTCGCCCGTCATCACGAAGAAGCTCTCGCTGACCAACGCGGCCGGCGCCGCATTCACGCGCATGTTCAACCTGTCGTCCGCCATGAACGCGAACGCCCAGGCGTTCGACACGCCCCGCGACGCAGCTTGGGTTGAGGCCCGCCGCTAATGCCGTCTATCGGCCAAGCTTCTTTCGCCAAGGGTGAGATTGGCGCCGAACTCTATGGCCGCACCGACACGGCTATGTATCAGGTCGCCCTCAAGACCGGCGTCAACGGCTTTGTTCGATCCTCCGGCGGGTTCGAGCGTCGGCCCGGCCTCAAGTTCATTGCCCCCGTCAAGGACCATTCCTACACTCCGCGCCTTGTCGACTTTTCGTTCAACACGACCGACGTTCACACGCTGGAGTTTGGCAATCTCTACATGCGCGTCTATCGCAACGACGCGCTTGTGACGGAGACGGCGAAGGCCGTCACCGGCATTACCAAAGCCAACCCCGGCGTCATCACGGTTGTAGGCCACGGGTATACGGCGGGGGAGGATGTTTACTTGTCGGGCATCGGTGGCATGGCAGAACTGAATGGTCGCTGGGTTAAAGTCGGCACGGTGCTATCGGCCAACACCTTCAACCTCGCAGACCAAGTCGACGGCGCCAACCTCGACACCTCTTCGTTCACGACGTACACCTCCGGGGGTACGGCCGCGCGAGCTTATACGCTCGTGACGCCCTACACCACGGCGGACCTCTTCGAACTCAATTGGACCCAGTCGGCCGACGTACTGACGGTGGTCCACCGCAATCACCCGCCCAAAGAAATCAAGCGCCTTGGCCTCGCCAACTGGACGATTACTGACATCGCTTTCGCGCCCAGCATAGCGGCACCGGCTACGCCCACGATTACGGTCAACTCGGCGGGATCGACCAACTACAGCTACATCGTAACGGCGGTCAACTCGCTGGGCGAAGAGAGCGTTGGGTCGGCTGCGGCTACGGGCACAAGCAACACGACGCGAGACAACACGGTAACTATCGGCGCGGTCGCGGGAGCCGTCAGCTACAACGTATATCTCTTGGGCGCCGGTAAGCACGGCTTCATCGGGTCGACGACAAGCCTGACCTTCGCGGACAAGAACATCAAGCCGGACGAAAGCGACACGCCGCCCGGCGCTCGCAACCCCTTCTCCGGGGCAGGCAAGTACCCGAGCGCGGTCAGCTACTACGAACAGCGCCGGGTATTCGGGGGCACGACGGACGCTCCCGACACCTCGGAATATTCGCGTGTGGCCGCCTATTCCAATATGTCGAAGTCCGAGCCTGTTCGCGACGACGACAGCATTACCGCAACGCTGACCTCGCAGAAAGTGAACTCGATCCGCCACTACGTTCCCGGCAACGACCTCATCATCTTCACGGTCGGCGGCGAATGGCGCGTCAACGCGGGCACGGACAGCGCTTTCTCGGCTGCTACTTTGCGCCAGAAGCCGCAATCTACCTGGGGCTCTTCGTGGAAGCGCCCGATCACGATCGGGGGCACCACGCTCTATGTGCCAGACAGCAACAACCGTGTCCGCTCGCTGGGCTTCTCGCTCCAGATCGACGGCTACACCGGCACCGACCTGAACCTGCTGGCGCCTCACCTCTTCAAGAGCTACACCATAACGGACTGGGCTTCGGCCAAGTATCCCGACACAATCATTCACGCGGTTCGCGCGGATGGCGTCGTCTGCGCCCTGACGTTCCAGCAGGAGCAAGAGGTCATCGCTTGGACGCGCTGGGCGACGGATGGCAAGTTCCGCGCCGTGGCCTGCGTCGGCCGCGAAGCCGGCGGCGCATTCGAGCGCACCTACTTCGTGGTGCAGCGTATCGTCAATGGCAAGACCGTTCGCTACGTCGAGCGCCTGCGGTCGCAGGACGTGGTCGATGTGCGCGACGCCTTCTTCGTCGACTGTGGCGCCACCTATGACGTGCCTATCGCGATCACCGGCGTCTCGCTCGCTAACCCAGGAGTTGTCACGGCGCCCGCCCACGGTCTCGCCAACAACGAAAGCGTTGACATCTCGGACATCGTATGGGACCCGACCTACGACAGCATCTTCGGGCCGACCAACC